CGTTCGGCGTGCTGTCGACCGGCGAGAAGCTGTACGTGGCGTTGGCCGCGAACCGCGCCGACCTGCTGGCCGGCATGCGCTACACGATCGCGGAAGCGTTGGCGCGGCTGGGCGGCGACGACATTGTCGCGCTGGCGCGGCGCTGGCAGTACCGCGACTGATTCGCAACCAACCGAAGGGAGAGCACGATGAAATACCGCATCAAGGCGCGCACTGCCACCAGCACCACGACCTACGACGCGATCGGCGAGCGCGACGCGCTGATGGACGCCGCCTACGACGCCGGCGCGCTCGGCGTGACCGCAGTGAGGCTGGCATGAGCGAGCGCGAGCTGACCGTCCGCAAGACCCGGCTTGCATGCGCCCTGCTCGTGCTGCTCGCCATCGCGCTGGCCAAGGTGTGCGCATGATCCGCACCTTCGCCCAGGCGCTGGCGATCGTCGCCGCGTTCCTGCTGCTGGTGGCCGAGGCGCAGCGCGCCGACGCCCGGCTCGACGCCGAACGGCCCACCGCCGCCAGCCGGGCCGCGCGTGCCGCCCAGGCAGACCGCCTGCTCGGCCTGCACGACGAACGTCGCCTCTCGCAGCGCTGACCCGATCAACCACAACAACAACGAGGAAACCCGATGTTCTTCAAGAACCTGCAGCTGTACCGCCTGCCCGCGCCGTGGGCGATGAGCGCCGACGCGCTGGCCGCCGCGCTGGCGCCGCACACGTTCGTGCCGCCGTCCAGCAACGAGCTGCTACGCCAGGGCTGGACCGCCCCGCGCGGCGCCGGGCTGGTGCACAGCGTCGGTGGCCAGTACCTGCTGCAGCTGGCCACCGAGAAGAAGCTGCTGCCGGCCGCGGTGATCCGCCAGGCCGCGCAGGACCGTGCCGCCGCGCTGGAACGTGAGCAAGGCTTCGCGCCCGGCAAGAAGGCAATGCAGGAGCTGCGCGAGCGTGTGGCCGACGAGCTGCTGCCGCGCGCGTTCCCGGTCAAGAGCGCCCTGCACGTCTGGATCGACCCGGCCAACGGCTGGCTCGCGATCGACACCGCCAACGCAGCCAGTGCGGACGGCGTGGTCAAGCTGCTGCTCAAGGCGGTCGACCGGATGCCGCTCGCATCGCTGCGCGTGGCGCATGCGCCGGTCGCGGTGATGACCGGCTGGCTCGACGCGGATGAAGCCCCGGCAGGTTTCTCGATCGACCAGGACGCCCAGCTGCGCGCCGCCGGCGAGAGTCGCGCCGAGGTCGGCTACCGGCGGCACACCCTCGAACCGGACGACATGCGCCGCCACATCGCCGCCGGCAAGCAGTGCACGCGGCTGGCGCTGACCTGGAACAGCCGCATCTCGTTCGTGCTGACCGAGACGCTGGCGCTGCGCGCGATCCGCCCGCTCGACGTGCTCAAGGAAGGCGCCGCGGCCGCGTACAACGACGACGAGCGCTTCGACAGCGACTTCGCGCTGATGGCCGGTGAGTATGCGCAGCTGCTGGCCGACCTGGCCGCAGCGCTGGGCGGCGAGGCAGCAACATGAGCGCGCTCGGCGGGCGCGCCGCAGCGAACACCGGATTCCATTGCCCTGAATGCTACGCCAAGGGCGACCAACCGCACGCGTCGACCTGCTCGGCAGCCAAGGCGCCGGCGCCGGCGGTTATCCCGCTCGGCATCTCCAATTACCAGCTCCCCGACGGTACGACGGGAAGCTCCTACACCAGCAGCACCAACCAACCACAACCAGGGAGAACCTCGATGTCCTTCGACACCGCCGAAGCAGCACCCGCCGCAGTGGACGCCACCGCTGCCGCACCGGCAGCCGCTGCCGTTGACCAGCACCTGTTCGTTACCGTCCCGGAAACCACGCTGCCGAACGGCACGGTGGTCCCGGCCTTCCAGGTCGGCCAGTACTACTGCTCGCAGGGCGCGGACGGCAAGCTCGCGATCAACGCGAGCAGCGAGCCGTGGGTCGAGATCAGCTACCACGCCGCGCGCCAGGCCTGCGCCGCCGCCGGCTACTCACTGCTGACCGAGCTGCAGGCGTTGGCGATTGCACACAACATCGCCCAGCAGGGCGCGAACTGGAGCGGTGGACAGGTTGGCGTGGGCAACCTGCTGCAGGGCCTGCACCTCGACCCCGACGACGCCGACGAAGCCTACGCCGGCGACTACGTGCCAGCCGATCCGGCCGAGCGCCGCATGTTCGTGCTGTCGAACGGCCAGACCATCTGCGACGCGGCCGGCAATTTCTACGGCTGGGTCTTCGATGACGTCCAAGGCGACGAGAACGGTTTAGTGGCGCGCGCATTCGCTGCCGATTCGCCGTCGATCACCACGGCGCCATTCCCGTCGCTGGAGCGCGGCATGGGCTGGTATCCGAAGGCCGGCAGCGATTGGTCGGGCCTTGCGCTCATCCGCGGCGGCTGCTGGTATTCGGGCGACTCTGCCGGCGTGTTCCGTCTCGACAGCGGCTGGCCCGACGACGCCGGCGACGACGTGGGCTTCCGCTGCACCAAACCCATTGGTCTCTGATCCCTGGTCCCGGGTCGCCGCGTCAGCGGTGACCGATCCCGAGCCACCGACAAACGCGAGAACCGCCAACATGAAAATCGAACTCACCCAAGAGCACACCTTTACCGCCCGCGCTGGCGCCTACACGGTACACGGCCTGCGCCGCGCCGACCAATGGGAAGGCCTGACCAAACTGGTGGACCTGTCCGAGCGCTTCCTGATCGTATCTGACAACGACGGAATCGTGGTCAAGGGCACGCCCGCGCTGCTGCGCGACCTGCGCCTGACCGCCAGCACCGACTTGTTCGTCACCGTGCCGGAAACTACGCTGCCCACCGGCCAAGTCGTGCCGTCGTTCCAGGTCGGCCAGTACCACTGTGGCAGCGACGGCGACAGCATCGCCATCCGTTCCGACTTGGTGCCGCTGGTACGCGTCAACTACCGCGACGCGAAAACGCGCTGCGTGGACGCCGGCTACCAGTTGATCACCGAACGGCAATGCCTGGCGATTGCCGTCGACATCGCCGGGCAGGACATCAACTGGACCGGCGGCAAGGTCGGGCACGGCGCGATCTACCAGGGCCTGCACCTCGGCACGGTCAGCGCTCCGCAGGCCGGCACCTACGAACCGGACGACAACGAACGCCGCTGGCACCAGCTGTCGAACGGTGCGCGCATCTACGACTTCGCCGGCAACATGTTCAGCTGGGTGTACGACGACGTGCAGGGCGACGCCGAAGGTCTGGTAAGCGCCGCGATCGAAAAGGACTCGCCGTCGCTCGCCAGCGCGCCCTACCCCAGCGAACAGAAGGGCATGGGCTACATCCCGCGCGGCCCGCTGAAGTGGTCGGGCAATGCGCTCTTCCGCGGCGGCTGCTGGTGTTCGGGCGGCTTTGCCGGCGTGTTCCGTCTCGGCGACGGCTGGCCCGGCAGCGCCCGCGACTCCGTGGGCTTCCGCTGCACCAAACCCATTGGTCTCTGATCACTGGTCCCGGGTCGCCGCGCCAGCGGTGACCTCCCTTAACCAGAACAATAAATAAGAAGACAACCATGCAACAGGCAGCAACCCAGCACCCCACCGACGCCGAACTGAGCGGGTTCGGTATCAGCAAATTCAGGGGCATCGACATCGGCCTCGGCCAGGCCGACCCGATGACCGGCATCGCCGCCAAGCTCGAGCAGCAGTACCCGCACCACTTGGTCCTGATCCAGTGCGGCAAGTTCCTGCACGGCTTCGACCGCACCGCGCACGCGCTCAGCACGCTGAAGGGCTACCAGCTCAAGCTGGTCGGCACGACCGATGAACCGCACCTACGCGTCGGCTTCCCGGCCGGTAACTTCAAAAGCCGGCTGTGGTCGATGGTCGAGGAATTCGGCATCCCTTACGTGGTCGCGCTGGGGACGCTGGCGCAGGGTCATACCGTCTACGTGTCGGACCAGTCCAGCCAGCAGTCGACGGTGCTCGCCGCGGTGACTCCCGAGATCGTCGCCCAGGTGATCGCGGACCTGCGCCAGCGCGGCAACCTCAACAAGGCGGCAGCGCGGCAGGTGCTGGCCAACCCGGACAGCGCCGGTTTCAAGCTGAAGCAGCAGGCCCAGGCGCTCGACCTGCAACTGCTGCAGGACATCATCAAGATGCCGCGCGACCTGCGCGTCACCTATGGCGAGAACCTGCGCGCCTGCATGGCGCGGCTGATGCGCGCCGTGTTCGCCTTTGGTCTGGACGTGAACCGGGCCGCATCGCTGCACGCGATCTCGGCCGACGTCGACCTGCTCAAGCACTATCTGGCGCAGGCTCCGCGGCTAAGCAAGCTCAAGTTCGCTTTCGAACACAGAGTGGGCTTAGCCGTTGAGCTTGGGCGCCTGGTCGGCGGCCTGATCCGCGCCGAGAAGGTGGCAGCATGATCAACGAAGGGGGATTTCTGGAAGGTCGAGCAATGCGCTCATCCGCGGCGGCTACTGGTATTCGGACGACAATGCCGGCGTGTTCAATCTCGACAACGACTGGCCCGACAACGCCAACGACAACGTGGGCTTCCGCTGACCCAACAATTACATGCCTGGACGCCGAGCCGCGCGCTCGCGGGAGGTCAATTCTTGGTCGAAATCCTCTTGGGGAGTCCCCGCAAGCAGGGCCGAAGGTAGCACCCATGGCCACACCGAGGACCGCGCCGGGGCCCGCGGGCGCCGGCGCGGAACGAGGCGACGCCAGCCTGTTCGTGCGCCTGACCAGCCTCGACAACCTGCACGCCTGCTGGCTGCAGGCCAAGCGCAGCAAGTCGCAAAGCCCGCGCGTGCAGCGCTTCGAGGCGGACCCGCTGCACTACCTGTTGATGATCCAGCAGCGCCTGCGCGCGCGCCAGTTTTCGTTCGGCCCGTACAAGGCGTTCACTGTGCGCGAGAAGAAGTTCCGCCAGGTGATCGACGCGCCGATGAAGGACCGCGTGGTGCACTGGATGCTGTACCGGTACCTGCTGCCGCTCTGGCAACCGCGCTTCATCCACGACACCTACGGCAACCTGCCCGGGCGCGGCACCCACGCCGCCGTCGATCGGCTGGCCACGTTTTGCCGCGGCGCGAACGCGCGCTGGGCACTGCAACTGGACATCTCGAAGTACTTCTACTCCGTCGGCCACGCTGTGCTGAAGGCGCGCGCGCTGCGCTACGTCGGCGACCACGACCTGCGCCAGCTGATCGCGGCACTGGTCGATTCGTTCCGTACCGACGACAGCTACGACCACCTGTTCGCCGCTGACTCGGCGTATCGGCTCACGCCGGCCAAGGGCATGCCGATCGGGAACCTCTCCAGCCAGTTGTTTGCCAACATCTTCCTGGCCGACTTCGACAGCTGGGTCAAGGGCGCGCTGCGCGTCAAGCGCTACATCCGCTACGTCGACGACCTGGTGGTCGTCGGCGAGACGCAGGCCGAGCTGCTGGATATCAAGGACGCGCTGGTTGCGCGGCTGGCCGCAGACGGCCTGACTGTCCACCCGCGCAAGGCGCGCATCGCGCCGATCGCCGCCGGCGTACCGTTCCTCGGCTACGTCGTGTGGCCGCGCCACGTCTCGGCCGGCGCCTACGTGCGCGGGCGCTACCTGCGCCGCCTGCGCGAGCACGAATCCGGCGGCTACGACCGCAGCGACACGCTGCGCGCCTATCAGGCGATGCTGGCCCATACCGGCCCCACCAATGTCCGCAGGGGCGTTCGCCACCCTGCTTTGCAACCACACCAAACCAAGGGAGAACTGCTTTGAATCTGTCACAAGAACATGGAACGGGCGACGCCGCCCTGGCCGTAACCGCGACCGACGTACCGGGCCGGCGCACCAAGGCGCAAATCATTGCGCTGGCCAACGCCGTTGGCATCGACACGGACACCGAAGGCGATATCTGGGGTAGCACGAACGGCGCGCTGCTGAAGTTCGCTGATGCGCTGCTCGACGCCCACCTCGCGCACCGGTCTCAGGACGCTCCAATGGCGAATGAGCGGACAGACTTTGAGCGATGGGCCTTGGATGAGCAAGTTGCCTATCGCGACGTCCAGCACGGCCTTTGCTTCTACGATGCAGGGTCTGGCGCACACCAATGGATCGGATGGCAAGCACGCGCCAGATTCGGGGCTCCAGCTCAGGGCGCCGAAGCGCAAGCAGAGCGCGCGGCAGTGCCGGAAGGGTGGAAGCTCGCCTTGCACGCTGCTGTGTCGGCTATCTACTTCGATGACTCGTCTGACTACAAATCGGCGCTCGGCGCGGTTGTGAGCAATCTGGACGCGAACCTCGCTGGCGAGTTGCTCGGCAGCCCGAAGGCCGCATACGACAAGGCATGCGCACTACTCGCCGCCCCTGTTCCAGCAGTCGCGCAGGAAGACGAACGGCAAGCTGGCCGCGACCTGAACAACACTCCCTGCCCGAAGTGCGGCCGGCGCACTGGTGTTCACACGCAGGAGGATTGGGAAGAGTGCTTTGGCGTCAAGACGCCTCCAGATGAGGAAGAGGAGGGCGAGCAGGTCGCGCCCGATGATGGCATGTTCTCGTCGGACTGGAAAGACGGCTACTCAGTCGGGTTCCAGGCCGCGAAAAAGCTATCCTCTCCTGCCGCCGCCAGCTCCGAGAGCGTCGATACGCCGGAATTGCGCCGCTTGCTCTACACGTTGTCGTGCACAACCGGCGCGGAGAACAAGGAAATCGAGCGTCGCATCATCGCCCACATCGAATCCCTGATCGCTGCGCGGGTAGCTGGAGCACAGGCCGCGCCTACCGACCTGTCGAAGCGCTTGCGTGCCTACGCCGAGGGTAGCCCGAGATTTCAACAAACGCTGCTACCAACGCGCGACCTGCTCGCAGCCTGCGACGAGATCGACCGCTACTACGGCGGCATGATGGCTTGGAAGCAGACGGCCGAGAAGAAGGATCGCGACTGGTACGCCGAGCGCATGGACCGGATCAACGACCGCATCGCCTTCCGAAATTCCGAAGCACAGGCCGCGCCTGATGCGGTGCGGGATGGCCTTGAAGCACTGCTCATCGAGCGCCGGATCGCCATCACGCCGGAATACGAAGGCGGCTTCCATGCTGCGATTTACGGCGAAGAGGAAGCGCCCCAGTCCAAAGGATTTGGCAAAAAGCCGAGTGAAGCTGTCAGCAATGCGATCAATAGCACCCCGGCAGGCGACAGCCAGCCCGCTGTGGGCGCAGCAGGTCAGGAAGGCGGTGCGTGATGGGGCACGCGACTGAACTTGAGCGCGTCAAAGCCGCCAAGGTGACGCACCGTTGCTCCTGGTGCGCCGAGAAGATTAATGTTGGCTCCCCATACTCCCGATACCGCTACTTCGACGGTGGCGATGCCGGGACGGTAAAGCTGCACCCAGAGTGCCACGAAGTGCTGGATGAAACCGTGCGCGAGGAGGGCTACGACTACGAGTTTTACCCGGGCGAAAACCCGCGCGGCTGTAATTGCGGACACAGCCATGGCTGCCCGACATGCGAGGAGCGGAAGCACAAAGCCCCCGCCCAGCAGGCAGACGACAGCCAGAAAGCCACAACGAAAGAGAAATTCGACTGCTGCGACGGCGAGTGCCCCGTATGCATGAGCGAAGGCCAAATCTAAGGACAACCATGACCGACAAGACCACCATGACCAACCCGCAAAAGAATATTGATGAAGCGATGGTGAGAGAGGCGCTGAAAGCTGTCGCGATCATCCCACGGCTGAAAGTCGAAGAGCGCGGGCCGTACCTGAGTGCGCTCCTGGCGATTTCGTACAAGCTTCTGCGCACGGTCGAGGGCGACGAATTCGTGCGCGGCTGGCTGGAATCCGCCCTGCACGAAGTGACGACCGAGGCACCGGACGTTGCCATCAACGAACTGCACTGAGGACTGACACATGGCCGACCAGACCACCACCACCGCAGGCATCGACCTGGACAAGCTGGAAGCACTGGATGCTAATCCGCTCTACGAAGCGTTGAAGCTCGCGCTTGGAAACCTCGCTCTGCACGACCACAAAGAGGCAAGCCGCATCGGTGCCATGGTCCGTCAGGCGATGACGTGCGTGAGCGAACAGGCGGACGAGCGGGCGTTGTTTGAGGCTTGGTATCGCAAGCGCTACAGCGTGCCTGCTTGGGCACCCCTGAATTTCCCGGATGTGCCGAATGCATGGGAAGTATGGCAGGCCCGCGCCGCCCTCACCCAGAAAGTCGCGCCCGAAGCACCGGTCGCACCATGTGTTCCGGGTGGTGTGGCGAAGCTACTTCGCCATCTTCGAGAGGAGGGAATCTTGAGTGAAGGCCAGATAACCAAGGCGCTTGGCGTTGACCGCCTGACGTGCCGTGAGATTTTGGATGAAGTTGCCATTACCGCACCGGCCACCCAGCAGGCAGGAGCGGCAGATTGCCACGCAAGCTGCGGCTATATCGGTGCCGAGTGCGACTTCCCGCAGTGCAAAAGCCGCGCCCCAGTCCCTGCGGCCACCACAGCAAGCTCCCTGCCCCTCATCACCGATGCCGACCTGCCAGCGACACTCGAGCCTGGCTTCTACCTTGTGGGAGTCACGCTCAAGGGCGAACGCACCCCAGCACCAGCCACCACGGCAAGCGCGAGCGGGGTAATCGGCGCGGGCGATCCAGAGGCGTTCTTTTGGGAGTTCTGCGAGAAGCAGGGCTACCCCAGCGATAGCGATATGGACGATGCGCTGCGTGCTTCATTTTATGAAGGAATCCGCTATTGCGCAGTGCATACCCCGGCCCCAACACCCAGCCGTGAGGCTGCGCCGCTGGACGACGCTGTAATCCGCAAGGTGCTGCTCAAGCATCTTGGCTGGCTTGGGTCGGCAGGGTGGGGCGATGATATCAAAGCCATCTGTGCCGACCTCCGCGCCGCGCTCGCCCAGCAGGGCGCAGGACACGCAGCGCAGGCTGGGGCGGATGCCGAGCGAGAGGTGACCTGGCGCAAGGCACGCGATGACGCGTGCGCCCGCAGCGAGAAGCCGCCGTTGGGGCCGCTGCCGAGCGAAAGTTACCGCGCATTGTGGGAATCCATCAACGGCCCCGGCAGCTGGGACGCCAACCCATGGGTGTGGGTGGTCGAATTCAAGCGGGTGCAGCCATGAACCCGCTCATCGCCCTGTGGCTGTGGTGGCTGATGTGGCAGCCGCAGGATGAGAGGAAGGACCAGGCATGAGCCGCCAGCACCTGCGGCGCGCGGCCGAATCGGCGAAGCAGCCACGAAGTGATGGGAGAAATGAGAAGTGAGCGACATGTTTCTCAGCGGTGAGGAGCTAAGCAGCATGACCAACCGGGTCCAGCATAAAGCCCAGGCCAAGATGTTACGATCCATGGGCGTGGAGTTTCGCACCCGCGCCGACGGTACGCTGGCGGTGCTCCGCGCCCACGTCGACAAGGTATTCGGCAACGCCGCCGAGTCGGTGCCGAAGAAGAAATCGTTTCAACCGAACTGGGATGGTGTCAATGCCTAGGAAGCGCAACAAGGAAAATGCGGGCTTGCCGGCGCGCTGGAAGGCCGAGCACGGCGCCTACTACTACCAGGTGCCGCCGGGGCTGGAAGACCGCTGGGACGGGAAGAAGAAATTCCGGCTCGGTGCAACACTGCCGGAGGCCTATGCGGAATGGGCGCGCCGGCTGCAGGACGTCGACGGGGCAAAGACCATCGGCGCCCTGCTCGACCGCTATGCGCTGGAGGTCGTGCCAACCAAGAACGTGCGCACTCAGGTCGAGAACAACCGCGCGATCCGCAACCTGCGCGCCGTGTTCGGCGACGCCCCGCTCACATGGCTCAAGCCGCAGCACGTCTACCAGTACGTCGACCGCCGCAAGGCGACCCCGGTGGCGGCGCATCGCGCGGTCGACGTCCTGTCGCATGCGTACACCAAGGCGGTCGAGTGGGGCTACGTCGACCGCCACCCATTCAAGGGCGAGGTGCGCCTGCAGGGCGAAAAACCGCGCGACCGCTACGTCGAGGACTGGGAACTGGTCGAGTGCCTGGCGCTCGACAGCAAGCGCAAGAAAGGCAGCGTGCTGATGATCCAGGCCTACATCCGGATCAAACTGCTGACCGGCCTGCGCCGCGGCGACCTGCTGCGCCTGAAGACCGCCGACCTGCAGGACGACGACGGCATCCACGTCACGCCGCGCAAGACCGAGCACAGCACAGGCAAGCGCCAGATCATCGAATGGTCGCCCGAGCTGCGCGAGGCGATCGCGACGGCCAAGGAGGCCAGGCCGGTCGACATCGCGCCGTGGCTGTTTTGCACGCGTAAGGGCGAGGGCTACATCGACGAGGAGAAAGGCACCGCCAGCGGTTGGGACTCGATGTGGCAGCGCTTCATGGAACGGGTATTGAAGGAAACCAAGGTCACCGAGCGCTTCACCGAGCACGACCTGCGTGCCAAATGCGCAAGCGATGCCGAGTCGCTCGAGCATGCTCGCGCCTTACTGGCGCATGCAGACAGCCAGTTGACGCAGCGGGTTTACCGACGCCGCCCGGAGCGTGTAAAGCCCGGAAAACTCAGCATTTGATTCCGGCAAAGCGCTATCCGAAGTGGCGTGAGAGGAAGTGGTGTTGACCCGCCTTAGTCAAAACACTTTCACCGAGCGCATTGCTATTAAGCTGGTAATAACGCTGGCAAAAGTCAATCACTGCCGCCCCAAGTGACTCTTTAGGTGCCACTTTGGCGCACATCCAGTCCAAGCGTGAACCATCGAAATTAAGTCGCATGAACCGACGACGAGAGTCGCCGTTGCATGCCAGCAAGTCAAGGACCACCACCCCTTGGAAACGTTTTCGGACAAGATCGCGCTCCACCGCCTCCATGTATTCATCGGGCCGCGTACTATCGAGCGAAAAGCAGACGAGCTCGTTGCTCGTCCCCGGGGCCTTCGCTAGCGCATAGTGCTTTTTCGATATAATCATGGGCTCATTGCTGATGCAGTTTTTTCGATATTGTTCAAAACCTCGTGGATGATTCCAACGGCAGCTGCTTTATCGTCGAGTATGCGCGACATTTCAACGTTGGCCTCGACGTGGAACAAGCTGTGACGGTGCTTATGATACAGGTTGTAGGATTTTTCCACAGCGGCAACAGTGTGGGGGCAATCCATCTTTTGCCGGACAGATGGTTTAAGCGTGCCGCCATCGACTAAGTAGTCGCCAAAGCCGACCGTGTTTCGCACTGAGTAGCCATGTCGCGCCATGATGACCTTCATGTACGCTTCCAGTCCCTTAAGGGCGGGAAACGCGAAGGCCGAATAATCGGGTAGCTGCACCGCCAGCTTTGCCAGGGCAAGCGAAGGCGCAATAATAGCAGCACCGGCATCGCCTAATAGACCCATAGCACTCGGAATCCACTGCCGGAGCTCCTCAAGAAGGTCGGTGGACGTAACACCTTCAACATGAAAAGACTTCAGCTGAGCGTCAACGACCTGCTTCTTATCGGGCGTCACTTCACATAATATCTGAGCGACAATCCCGTAGACCTCTCTGGCCTTACCTTGCATCAAGAATTTGCCAGTATTGTACAGGTGCAACACAACTTCATCGCCAATGCCTTTTTTGACGCGAAATCGTTGGCCGTGCTCGAGCGGCTCCTCGCCCACCTCGAACTTCCAGTCATGCTTGAGATGCTCAATCAGAAACCGAAAATCTTCCACGCCCAGCTTTGCAAGGACAAGTGGGCGGGGTTCATATTCGGTCCTTAGACATCCGGCCGCGATGACCTCTGCCGCCTTATATGACAGGTGCTGATTCGCGCCAACCTTATAGTGCAGCGTTGTCGTGCCGTCGACCTTGTGAAAAATCTGCAGCGTAGCGGGCTGCTGACCGACCGCCTCGACTTTGTATTCGACAAACTTCTCTTTCGTAGTCGGCCCCAGAACTGCGACGCCAGCCAGTCCGGAGCGCAGTACGTCATCGATACGTTCTTTATCGAGAAAAATGCCTTTGAAATTGTTCGTCATGCCGGCTCAACGTGGAAAAAATCGATGGATAGTTCAGGAATTATATGGCTGGTTGACGATCGGAAATCTATCGAAATGTCACGCGACGGTGACGCGTTGGAATTACCGCGACAACTCGAATAGCGCAACGCGGATTGAATAGCGCAGCGCCCTAAAAAAACATTGGCCTGCGTAAGCGCAATCCTTTGATTTCACTCACTTTTTTGGCCTGCCCAGCTGGGTTCGAACCAGCGACCCTCAGCTTAGAAGTCAGACTTTCCAACGAGAAAAACCGGTATGTTTTCAATGACTTAGCGCCGTTTGGGTGCGCTATTGGATGGCGCTAGGCTCATGTATAAGTGCTTGATTTGATTGAGGCCCATGCCGTTGAATAGCGCAGAAAAACTGGCACTTCCCAAGGTCGGCGGACGCGCTAGCTCAGCCCGGCAACACGACCGCACGCCATTCCTGCACATACCCAGCGCCGTCCGAACCCTTCTCGTAGCCGCGGAACAGCATGCCATTGCCGTGCATGGTAACGAGCTCTGCTTGATACAGGATCGGGACGATGGGCTTCATCTGCTGGTCGTTGCGGGCAGCCAGGTTCAGTTGGATGACTCCGGCCACCGAGGCAAGCGTCAGGTCGCCGGTGGCGCCCGGGTCACTATCGATGTCGTGGTCGCTGCGGCGCTTGCCGCGCTCGCGGAGGCGGGTGATGGTGACGTACATGGGCGCGAGTGTAGCACTGTTGACCCAGCTCACCCTGAACCCACCACCCAATAGCGCTTGATCACGGGATGCCGCAGGGTTCCGCCGTGCGTCCATTCCGTGAACGCAACCCGTGCGTGCAGCAGCGGCCGGACCCAATACACGCCCCTCTCTTGTCCAGTCGCGCCGGGGACCGATGGCGGCGCTGGGATATGGCTGAACGCGGCGAGCAATTCGCGCCGCTGGCCGTCGCTCAGGCCTGAGCCGACCGAGCCGACATAGCGCAGCCCTTCTTCCCCGGCACACATCGCTAGCAGCAGGGATCCGACGCCCACGCGCGACCGGGTGTACCCAACGATCACGAATTCGTCGACCAGGCCGCACTTAAGCTTAATCCAGGCGTGCGAGCGGCGCGACACGTATGGCGCGTCCTTGCGCTTGCCGACGATCCCCTCGAGGCCGATGTCGCATGCGGCACGCAACATCTCGGCCGGGTCGCCGGCCAGCGGTGCACTGAACTGGACGACGCGCTGAGGCACGTTCGGCAGCACCAGCGAGAGCAGCCGGCGGCGTTCGTCAAGCGGGCAGGCGCGCAGGTCGTGGCCCGCCAGCCAGGGGCAGTCGAACAGGTAGTAGGTGATGCGCTCGCTTCGGCGCGCGTCGATCGACTGCTGGAGCAGCCCGAAGTCTGGCAGCCCGCGGTCGTTCAGCACGACGATCTCGCCGTCATAAAAGCCGCTCGGCAAGCAGAGCCTAGCCAGCGAACGGCGCAAGCACTCGAGATCGGCAGTCCAGTCGTGGCCGTTGCGGGTAAACAGCCGGATGCCGTTGCCAGCCACGCGGGCGAGCATGCGGTAGCCATCGAGCTTGATTTCCCAGACCCACTCGTCGGGCGTCGCCGGCGCGGCGTGTGCGAGCGTTACCAGCTGCGGCGCGAGGCGGGTCGGTAACGGCGCGGCGACGGCGGACGAAGGCATGGACGGGACGCGGGGCATGTTCGCTCCTGATCAGGCCCAAGCGTACTCCTTTCGCCGTTCGTTTTTGGCGTTCTACGAAACCGCCATGTGATCGCCTCAGTCGGCCTTCCCGCACTGCTTTCGCTCGACCTTGTCCTTCGCCTTGGCGTCGGCGCGGGTCTGCCATTGCAGGTTGGGCAGGTCGTCGAGCGCCAAGCGCTCGGCCTCGGTCTTTGCGCAGGCCAAGGCAATCTTGTGGTCGACCACATAACCGGCACAAATCCCAGAGGTGCGGCCGGTGGCCGGGCATGGGACGGTGGCACGGAAAAGCCGGATGATTTTAGGGTTGCGCTTGAGCCTCCCGAAGTCATCTCTAGCCGGCGCCTGCGCGTGGGCGAGGACCGGCAACAGGAGCAAGACAAGTAGCTTCATGCGCGCATTCTAGAAGCCCGTCCCGGCGCCCCTTTTGCGAACACGCAGTTCGCTTGACCTGCCGCCGAGCTCGCCTTGACGGTTAACAAGTTGGCGTAAACACAAGCATGCGAGGATGCCTCATCACATTACGGAGGCAACATGGCAACAGATTTCTACCTGCAGATCGAAGGCATCAAGGGCGAGTCGTCGGACTCGAAGCACGCCGGCTGGATCGAATGCATGTCGGTCAACTGGGATATCCGGCAACCAAAATCGGCCACGGCTTCGACCGGCGGTGGTCACACCGCTGAGCGCGCCGAGCTCAGCGACATCAGCATAGCCAAGCTGGTTGACCTGTCCTCGCCCATCCTGGCGCAGCATTGCGCGATGGGGAAGACGATCCCGAAGGCGAAGCTGGAAATGCAACGCGCTGACGGGCAGGGGCAGCCGATAAAGTATTTCGAGGTCGAGCTCGAGAACGTACTAATCTCGCACATCGCGCCGAGCTTCGACGGCGGTGGGCAGCCAATGGAGAATTTGGGCTTGAAGTTCTCGAAGGTACGCTGGCGCTACACGCAGCAAAAGGTGGGTGGCGGCGCCAGCGGCAACACGGCCGGTGGCTGGGATCTGGCCACGAACAGGTTTGCATGATGCGCGCGCTCATTCTTTTGGCGCTCGCGCTGCCGGCTTACGCCGCGCCGGTCGGGACCCATCCATTCCCGTGGATGACCGGCGAGCAGCTACTGCGCAAGCTGGACCGACCGGCGAGCCAGATCGACGC